GAAGAGTATGCTTATCTCTTCACAAGTGCTGGGTGGACTTGCTACAATACACGCTCTTGGGATGACAACTACATGAAAGAAGAAGAAATCCCTGCTGGTTCTATTAACAATAACTGAGGAAATTATGCTAGAATTTGATGACATTGAACTCCTGCAACTTCAATTTTGCATGAGTCAAACCAAAAGTATGATGGCACATCCAAGTGAGCACATGCGCCACGCATCTATCACTAAGAAAGTGGAAGATGAGATGAATCGACGTAGGGAAGAAAAGGGAACCTACACGCCAGAATACGTTAGGTTACAACTGGAAGATCAACTGCGAAAACTCCGCCGTGAGATGGGCGATTGAATAACTGGCACAGGGGGCGCTGAAATGCCCCCAGATGCCCCTATAATACGTTCATACGATTCAAACCAATGGGAACCACCTTCGCTGACTACGTTGCCACTCAGGATGCTCGCAACACCATTCAACTGAATGTTCACAAGTGGACTCTGATGCTGTGTGATGCTTTGGAGCATAACTTCAAACAACGTTATCCCAACTCTGACCCTTACAAGTTCACCATCGAAAGTGGACGTAAGTATCACAAAATTGTGATGGAGACTGAATCTCAGTCCCGTAGTGTTCATGCTTTCGTTGATAAGAAGACTGGAGAAGTTTACAAGCCAGCATCATTCAGAGGTCCTGCTAAGCACGTTCGCTTTGATTTGCGATTGATTAAAGATCGTGAGTGGTTGTATGAAAATGCTGATTGGGCAGGTTCTTATCTCTACAAATGATGTCTTCAACCCATAAACTTATCTTCATCGGTTCTTTTATTTGGTTTCTTCATTGGGGTCAATGTCTTACATCTCTCATTCTGGATACGGTTATTCTAAAAAACTCTGTGAGGATGTTACCTCTTGGTTTGTGAATACCTATTATCCACGCCACAAACTTGATATTGACATCGTTCACCGTGGATTGAAATGTGATAAAGTTGTAGGATTGTGTGATGTAAATGGTCAATCAAGTCGCCCTCGTGCGTTCCTGATTGACCTTCAGGCACATATGGAGAAGGAGTTGTATGTAAAAACTCTTTTTCATGAACTTACCCACATGGCACAGTGGATTGATGGTACGCTGCGCTGTCGCAGTGGAAAATTGTATTATTGTCAAGAACCAGCAGATAAATGGGATTATGAGCATCAACCTCATGAAATAGAAGCACGAGAGGCAGAAGAAACCTTATATGATTTGTGGATGATGGATAAACAACCAGTTTCATTCTTTCCAAATCGCCTTACTGCTTGACAATTAACTGAAAATAGGTTACTATATAAAACATGGTCCAAACCAGAGGATGACCTTAAACTCTGCTCCTATTTTCCTCCATTTAAGGTTAAAATGAAAAACTACTTAGAAGATCCACGTCTCCTGGCACTTCAGGAAATCATTGACGATCCAAAAAATAAAATTAGCACAGTCAAATTTATGAAGGGAGCAGCACATAAAGATGCTATCTATGTGCATCCCATTGACGATACAAAAGTCAAAAAACAAATATATTTTGCATTTATTCGTGCAAGTCAACTAAAAGTTAGTAGAGACTATCAACGCTACATTTGTCTCTCAACACTTAAAAAAGCAAAGCAGTTTGATTATATTCTTTGTCAGACTCTTGTTGTTGCACTGCGACCAGATGGAACTTATGTTATTATTGATGGTCAACATAAGGGAATCATGGCAATTCTTTCTGGAGAAGAATTGGACGTTCCTTGTCAGGTAATTGTTCATGATCCTAACAGCACCCTTCAACAATGTATTGAAGAGGAAGCAAAACTTTTTGAAAAGTATAATACTTCTCGTAAAAACACTAGCACACTTGATAAAGTTCGAGCAGGACTTTCTTATGGTGATGAATGGGCAAAGGAATTTGAGGATAACTGGATCACTATTGGTATTCAATCTGAGGGGATTGGATATGATGATGGTGTAGAAGTCAGTGGTTGGGCAAAGGCAGATGAGTCCATTAAAAAGTGGAAAATTGTTCCAACAAAAAAAGCAGTAGACTTTCTTAAACCAGTCTATAAAAAGTGGAATCTTGATACCATGGATGGGAGTATGATCGGTGGTCTTGCTGCAATTCAGACTCTGCTTGATGCTGTTGGTGATGAAAAAAAAGGAACTGGACTCAAATGGTACTTGTCTAACAACTTTTGCAAGATTTCAAAGTCTGTTTGGACAAAAAATACTAGAGGTGCATCTGACATTTTGATTGCAAGAAAGATTGTTGCTGACTATAATGGTGATGTTGCTAAAAACAACATTGAATGTAAGTGTGCTGCTATTGGTGAAGATTTGCTGAAAGGAGTAGGACTCGCAGACCCAACTAAACTGAACTGATTATGACTTCAACTGCACTCAAAGCATTGACTGCTACCACAGGTAATCGTAAAGATACCTGGAACACTCCTGTTGAATTTGTTGGCGATGTTGTTAAGTTCTTCAATGGTCCTGTTGACCTTGACCCCTGCTCGAATGATTCGGACAATCGTAATGTTCCTGCGAAGAATGTTTATACTGAAGAAACAAATGGTTTAGCACATGATTGGATTGCTGATAGTGTGTTTATGAATCACCCATATTCTAATAGTAAGGAGTGGGTTCCGTATGCTGCACACCAGTATGAATCTGGAAATGCAAAAGAAATGATTCTTCTCATCAAGTTGGACGTTTCTACAAAATGGTGGAATGCTGTGGCAAAATATCCGTGGGTAGCTGTTAATAAGCGTTTGAAATTTGGTGAAGGTAAAGGTGCTGCACCTTTTCAATCTGCTGTCATATACTTGGGAACTGATTTAGATAGATTTAAGGATGTTTTCGGCAAATATGGGCACATGTATGTGCCAGTGAAATAGGTGGCATAGAGGCGCTTGTAGAGGGTTCTGGATGCCCTATAATAGGTTCATACCAAGGGAGACACACCATGATCACCAGCAAGCGTATGATGCTCGACGTTATGTCAAAGTGTGATGATGCCGACAAACTGACCCGCATTGAGAAGTTCCAAGTGTTCTGTAATGTCTGCGACAATATGCTGAAGGAAGGCAGAATGACTAAAGCAACTCATAAGCGTTTCACGGAGATCTGGTGACCAGTTCAGGGAGTGGCACACCACCGCTTCCCTAACCCGCTCCATGCCCTATAATAAGACCATCGACAGGGAGACACCCCATGCAACTGACCAACTCCGCCACCATCGTTGACTTCTTCCCTGAGGCATTTATTGCCGAGTCTTGTGAGAAGAAAGGCATGAAAGTTACCATCAAACGTTTCGTTAAGCGTGTTACCTTCCGTGCTAATGGTATGAAATCCTACAGCACAGTTCTTGCAACTGATGCTGAGTATGAGTGGAACTGCCGCATTGCTAAGGGTGCTGAGGTTACTGACTTCAACACCGACAAAATGCCTTCCTCTGAGTATATGCCTCTCTACTGCTGATGTCCTTTATCTCTTTTCCCACTGATCCTAACGTCATGAACGCCAAGCAACTTGAACAGTTCAAACTCAACTATGCGGAGTTGATTGTTGATGGTATGGATATGGATACTCTTGTTACTTTTGCTATTGAAAGTATTGAGCAGAACATCAAAGATTGGGATGAAGATGACGTGAAGAGTGAGATTCTGGACTACTATGGTGAAGAGACCCTGATGGATTTGATGCCTACATCACCACAACAAACAACAGAAATTGGTGCTCTGGAAGCAACTGCAAACGATTATGGAGTCGGCAAATGAAGGTTCAAATCACTGAAATCGACTTTGATTGTTCTCTTGATGATGCTGATTGGAGTGAATCCGATCAGGTTACAACTGAAGAGCGTTTGAGTCAAGTTTATGTGGGACAATTTTGGGAGGTGGATGATGAAGAAGATTTGATTGATGAAATCTCAACTGCATCAGGTTGGTGCATTAAATCTATTGACTATCGCCACGTTCTTTCCTGAAATGAAAAACCTTCACCTTCAACATCCCGAAGATTCTATTCTCACAGGTGATCTATCTGTGCTGGATTGGTTCTTGGCACCTTCCACACTTTCTGTCAAGATTGATGGTGCTCCTGCTATTGTTTGGGGCACAAATCCTGCGACAGGAAAGTTTTTTGTGGGCACCAAAAGTGTGTTCAACAAAGTAAAAATCAAGATCAATCATACTCATGAGGAGATTGATGCTAACCATGAGGGACAGGTAGCAATCATTCTGCATTGTGCGCTTGATTGTCTTCCACGCACTGAAGGTATTGTTCAGGGTGACTTCATTGGTTTCGGTGGTAGTGACACTTACAGACCGAATACTATCACCTATGTGTTTGATCAGGTGATGGAGGAAAATATCATCGTAGCTCCACATACATTCTACACAACTGATGGAGATCTTCGTGATGCTGAGGCACATCCACTGTGTTCTTGGAACTTTGAGTTGAACCTTAGAAGTACAAGTAAGTGTAAGTTTGTTCAACCTTCTGCATGGATGGCAGATGAAGACTTCACTGAGATTGTGAAGTTTGCGCGGGCGATGTCACAAATGTGTGAGTTTGTTGATGATAAGAAAGCGCGGCAAATTGAGAAAGCAATCAACACTTTCCTTAAAATCCATGCCGTCCTGGACCCGGAGGCACTTGCCATCGCTGCCGACTGTGATTTGAACTTAATGCGTTTTTGGAACTTAGTGCGCAAGATTAAGATGGATATGCTATCAATTTGTAGCAACAATGGTCCTCAGGCAGTGATGAAAGGCATCAAAGTTGATGGTGAGGGTTATGTTAGGAGCAATGCCCATGGTATGTTCAAATTGATTGATAGGGAGGAGTTCAGCGCAGTAAATTTTAATAGTGGACGGTTCCAGAAACTGTCCACCTGAGCGCCCATTGTGCTCTCCATATGCTATAC